AAAAAGATTCTCTATTAGGTAAGCAATACTCATATGCTTCTTCAAACTTTTCTCTCCAATGATCTTTAACAGATACAGCTTCTTTGTACTTTTGTAAAATAGCAGCTGCTTTATCTGTAGTATCTACTGTTGGAGTATCATCTATTGTGTATTCCATTATTTTTTAAATCCTCGTAATGTTAATGCTAATCTAGCTCTTGCACCCATCTTACCTTTTTTCTTTGCAGCTTTTTGAAGTTTCTTTACAGGAATAGTTTCACCTTTTTTTACTCCCATAGATTTTCTTAAAGCTCCAGGTTTTTTAATAGCAGCTTGAATCCATTTTTTAGCCATTTATTTTTTACTCCACTTATTTTTTATCTCTACAATAAAAACTCTTAATTTAAAAACTATTTTATCTATAAATTTCTTCATCTAAATCTCTTTGTTTTGGCTGCAATTTTTTTTGGTTGTTTAACAAACTGTTTACCTTTTTTATATCCACTTGCTTTAGCTTTGTTAGTTGCTGATTTTTCTTTAGCCGTAAGAGCTTTCCAAGCTTTATCAGGTAAGTATCTTCGTTTGCCTTCAGATTTTTTTCCACTACTTGTTCTCCATTTTTGTTTGCTCCACTTCGAGAGTTTATTGGAGCTTGACTTAGTTCCGCTATACCCTCCACCTGCTTTCTTATATATCTTGACAGCCAATTGCATAGCTCTTGCACTGTGCTTTCCTCCCATTTTTGCTTTAGCTTGAGCTTTCGCTCTAGCCCACAAAGCAGGTTTAGTTTTCTTTGCAGTAGCCATTAAGCTTTTTGCTTATTTCTATTTGCAAAGTTTCTAGCAGATTCTACACTTCTAAAACCCCAAGCTCTAAGAGCTAAAGCTTTTCTTGTAGGTCTGCCTTTACTATCTTTCATCGGCCCTTTCATTCCTGCAAATCTTGCAGCAAAAGAAACTTTTCTTTTAAATTTCTTTGTACCTTTAGGTGGTGTCTTTTTAACTGGAGGCTTTAAGTTAGCACCTTCTTTTCTTTTAAAGTATGCTCTGCCTTTTGCAGTTAATCCACCTTTAGGATTCTTGTGTTCTTTTCTCATTAACCAAAGAAACCTCTACCACCTGCTCTACCAAATAAAGATCTAGAACCAATAATTCCTCTAGCAACTTTATCTTTGTATGTTGCTTGTTCTTTTTCTAGAGCAGCTTTTCTAGCTTCTTCAGCTTGTCTAGCTTCTTCAATAGCTGGATCTGGTTTTGGTGGTGGTGGTGCTTTTGGTTTTGAAAATACTCCGCCCATTATTCTTGCTCCTCAATATTTAATTTATCAAAGTCTTGACTTGTTAAAGAACCCATATGGCTTTCCATTTCTTCTAATAAATCATTATCAGATTCAAGCTCATTCATTTCGTCAATAACTTCCTGTAATGGCTTTTTAGGTTTTGTCATTTGGATCCTTAGTTTTGTCCCAAAATGACTTATATCCAGCTTTTATCAACGCACAATAAAGCTGATAGGGAGTAAAGATATACCATTTATAAAATCCAATTAATCTCATTATAAAAGCAACGCAGGTTAAATCTTTTATTCTTAAGAGATGCCAATCATTTTTAACTGGACATCTTAGCAGCTTATAGTCTTTCAAATAGAAAAACATATCTTCTAATTCTTTTTTAGATAAATGAGATAATCTTATTCCTGCATGGGTAAATTCTAAATGTACCCAGCAATCTATATTTGAAAAATAAGATATAGCTCCACAATGTTTAAAACCTTTTTTAAGAAATCTTAACCAATCTGAGTAAGGATGATTGGGAGATTCATAAAAATATACTAACCATTCTTTCTGAACAGATCCCATACTTTTCTTTTTGTTGGTCTTGTCTTAGCAAAGACATCCCATTCCTTTTTAGCTATTGTTGGTCTGTGTTGTGTTTTACCAGATAGAATTGTTCTACCTTCTCCAGCTCCCATCATCAAATATTGTAAAGCATCATGAACGTGTGAATATCTATTCTTTAATGGCTTCTCATCATATCGATCACCAGATACTTGAAGTCTTCGATAATGATAACCACCATTAAATCCTTTTTTAAGATTTACACATTTAGGATCTAAAACAAATCCTGGCTGTCCATCTAGTAATCTTGTTAATGCTGAATCAACAGCTTCTATTCTTAGAGCAACATCATTAGATGGTGCAGGTGTAGCTTTTAATCCGTTTTGCCTCATAATTTGAAATGGAGTTCTTTCATCTGTTTGAGATCTAAAATCTCCAGCAGGATCACCATAGATATGTACTTCGCATCCTCTATATGATTTTGCAATCTCACCTCTTAGTAATTCTGAGAATCGAATTACACCCATATCAAAACAAACTAATTCATTAACTATATTCCATTTACCAGAAGATAGTTTCTGACCAAATACAGCAGCAGGAGTTAATCCAAAGTCTACACCAATGTATATTGGTTGATGAGGATTAATCTCTAATGTTTCATTTGTTGTATGTAGTTCTTGTTTAAAGTTTGGATAAACAGGTTTACCTTCTTCAATAGTTCCTAATTTGTTTAATACATAAACATCTATCCATCCTTTTGTTTTACCTCTAATAATATTTGAATAATATTTTTCTGTTAGGTTTTTTATGTTCTCAGCATCTTTATTAAATTCATAACCTGTTGTTACTCCATCTTTTCCTTTTTCTTCTACCATTCCAGGTGGCTGAGTATAGAAGCTCCAGTTATCCGGTTTGATTAACATAAGAGCTTCATCTCTTGAGATGTGATCTGGTACAGGAACATCACCTGCCATAATCGGCCACCAATGATCTTCTTCTGGTGCATTGGTATCTGCTATTACTCCATACCAAGTAGCACCACCATCTCTCATGCTAGGAAATCTTCCTACCCTCATTGTACAAGCATCTATAATTGATTTAGGTATTTCTCTAGCTTCGTTTACCCAAACGCCTGTTAATTCTAATGATAGTAATTTCTTAACATCTTCTGGTCTATCAAGAGCTAAGAATATAACTTCTACATCTAAATCACCTTTTAATATTCTATGAGTATAAGGTACACTCCAGGCGAAGTTTCCCCAAGTATCTTCTGGAAACCAATCTAACCAAGTTTTAATTGTTGTTGTTCTTAACTGTGGGTTTGTATTTCTAATGATTGCCCATCTAGATTTACGAATACCTTTTTCGTTTTTTTTTTGCATTAGGCTTCGTCTAAATATTTCTACACAACAAGCTACTGATTTACCAGATCCTACTGGCCCACGTAATCCTCTAAAGAAGTCACTCGACTTCATAAATTCTTTTATGGTTATTCCGTTTGGCTTGTAATCAAAATTAATCGACATTTGTACCTACATTTTGTTTTAACAGATTGTAGATAGTTTCTTCACCAAAAGCTTCTACAAGTTTATCAGCTTCTCTATCTGTTATCATGTGTGTAGGATAATATTTAAGATGGGTATTCTTAACTATTGTTCTTAAACGTCTTCTATCTTTTAGACTTAGAGAATTGAGGAACGACATTCTTCATCCTTTACTCGTTGTTTAATTATTTCAAGGATCTCAGTTTCCGTTCCATATTTTTCTTCAAAAGACTTCTTTGACATATGAATTGAAAACTGTCCTTGATGATGGTCATAACACAAGGGAATTACATGGAAGTGAGATGTTCTTCTTCCCATTCCAGTTCCCTTTGGTCTTATGTGGTGTAAGGCAGCAGGTCTTTCGCAGACATAACATCCTAGACTTGCTACCTTGTCCATCCATTGTTTTTCTTCTTTGGTTGCCACTATTTCTTCTTTGCAGCCATTATCTTTTTCTTTAAAGCAGTAGGTAACTTATTCTGTTTACCTGTTAACTTGCTTTTGCTAGGTCTTCCTCGCTTTGATCCGTAGGTCCCTTTTCCGTAAGGCATTTTGCTTCCTCCATTGTTATTTCTTCATAGGTACTTCTACATCCATCTGGTGTAGCAGCACTTGCCATTTGTATAGCCTGTATATCATTATCGGCAGAATATACAATCTCTCTTTTGAGAGTTTCATCTTTCCATATGTTTACTTTGTAATTCATATTATACCTCGTTATTGTTGTGAAAGGATCGTACCTTATAGATCTAAAAAAATTTTTAAAACGCACTAAGGAAGTGATTAGACTTTTCCTTGCTTATTATATTTTTTCCAGGATCTTTTCTTAGACTTATTCATGCTAGACATCTTGGGGGATCTACCAATTGACGTCTTCTTTGGTAATCTTTCGTGTGCTATAAAATCTTTGAACTTTTTTGGCATCGTACTATTTTTACCCCTGTTGTTTGTATGACTTCCCTCGTCAGCTAAAGCTGATGATTTTTGCCCCCACCCTCCGAATCTAGTCGATTCTACTGTGTGGGTGCATACCAACGCCTCACGTTAGGTCTATATTAATTTTAATATCCCCCTGTATATTGTGTGAAACTTTCTCTGGTGAGCGTAATCCTACTCTGTCTAGTATATCTCTACTAGCTTCTAGCTGTACATACTCGCTTCTAGCTCCAGTGGACAGCTCGATAAGTCTTTTACTCGCACTCACTGCGCCAAGTCCAAGAGTTTGTGCAATACGTTGTTGCATATACTGTTGTACCTTTGGCAATCGTAGTGTGCGAGAAGCACTTACTCTCGCTGCCTCTTTGCTTCCTTTGCTTGAATATCCTGCCTTTTCGGCAGCTTCCTTGATACTACATCCTGTAGCTACGATGGTATCAACTAAAGCTTTCTGCTTGTTCGTTAGATCATCTTTCATACACTATTATCATTCTACCCTTAACTGAACGTAGTCTTGGATTTTCTTGTTGTCAAGAATTATTATTACAGTTTAGTGTCTTCCTAAACTCACAAATACTATATCTAGTATGGGCGACAAACAGGCTCTATGGCTTTGCCACTCATACCTTCGGTATTCGCCCTTCGGGTAACGATCCTTGTCGCTTAAGCTTCGTTCCACTCGCTTTAAAGGAATTGCCACAGGCAATGCTATTGACCCCATACGCAATTTTACT